TAAATATACTACCATGAACCCCACTTATGAATTTGCCATCTTCTACGCCAACTTTATTGCCGACTTGTTACAGAAACCTCATGCGAAGAGCATGCATGAATTACTGCTCGCAAAGAAAGCTCGCTCAGATAAAGAATTACTTGCTTTATATCAGGCCAATAATAGACGAGCACTCTGTTTAAACGAAATTAAAACTCTTAGAACAGACATGGATTCTTTAACACAGAATCAAAATCAAAATCCGAATCTTGTTCAAAACGCAACCTTTGTTCAAAAGTGTCAATTCTTCTTACTAGAACTCGTGAGCCAGCTGCCCGAAGACCTTATAAAGATGATTGGCGCCTATTCGCAACATGTGAAAAATCAAAAAAGCCTGGTTCGCATCGAATTTTACGACAATTGGTTTAACATAAATAAAGCACGCATAACCAATTTACTAAAAGGCTGGTCCAAGGCCAAACTAGCGTTCGTTATAGATAAAATTAGGTCGCCAAACAATCCTTACTACAATTGCTTAGCTTCAAAGACCTCAGCTGCTTACAAAAAGGGCACGGAATTAATGTTTCGGTCGCGAATAGAAACATTAATCGTTGAAAAAGGCAACAGGTCGCACCTGGAGCAGTATAGCTTATTATTAGCAATTGAAAAATATAATGGAAAGAAATAGAAAATTGGTTGGATATAAAATTATGGTAATAAAATAACAATAGGTTCTTTGTATTCATTTTTTAAATATACCACCTTATTTATTTCTTTTAAAACATTGGATAGTTCAAATTTACTATCATTTGGATTAAATCGTATGATGGTATTTCCCAAAGACAATAAATAATTTTCTCTAATTTTTTCCTTTATAATGCATCTATCTTTGTGGTTATTTTCATCACATTCAATTATTAAATTAAAATCGTTAAAAAATAAATCAACTCTGTATTTATCGAATATGAATTGTCTCTCAGTTTTTACAATTGTTTCAAATGAATTTGCGATAAATCCTATAGTTTGATTTTCAATACACATGCCAATATTTATGCATTTAAAATTTTCGCTCATATTTACAATATATCTATTTCTTAAATTAAATGAATTTTGTAATAATTCATATGCAAATTCGGTTAACATAAATGTAATTTTATTATGACCTCCATGAATTCCTATTTTTCTAGGAATATTATTTTTTAATATAATAAAATGATAATTTTCTTTATAATTTTTTAATAGATGTCTTGATAATCCAGATCTATTACAAGATATTTGTATTACTAAATCATCCAATGATCTAGTAAATTTATTTACTGGTTCTTCTGATTGTAATTCCGAAGAACCATCGTCTGATTTACATAATTCATATAAATCATATTCATCATCTGATTGACCTAATTCTATTTCGTCATCAGAATTTTCAATTTCCCATTTTGTAGTATCAATAGTATGCACAATTTCATTTCCATTTTCATCTAAACCAGATTTTTTTAAAAATAATTTATATTCTTCATCTAATGTTTTAATTACCATTTGCTCCAATCCAAGATAATATTCTTGAATTTTATGTGCAAAAGGAGTATTACTTTTTAAACAAAATAAATTATATGTTTTAAGGTTCATAACTATTTTTTCCTTATTATGCCCGCCTCTACATTGTTTACATTTTACAGTTTTATCAATATGCGGATTTCCGGCAATTATTTTATAATCCTTATTTAAAATAAAATGTTCTTCAATAACTCTTTTCGCCTTTGCCTTTTGATTATATCCTAAAAAATGCCATATATCATCTAACGAGACGATATAATCGTCTGATGTATATTTTCCTTTTCTATGTAAATCATCATTAACTAACAAAAACAATTCTTGTTCATCAGTAAGATATGGTAATATAGTTTTATGTAAAAATCCACATTCATAGAAGGCAAAATCTCGCAATTTGTTTTGTTCAAACACTTCAAAAATTTCTATTGTTTCCATTATAATTTATTATGTATATTTGTCTTTAAGTCGTTTTCATTTGCTTTTGTTTTTAATATTAAAAGCAAAAGCAAATGAAAACGACTTCTAATTAAACTGTACCACAATTTCCACCTTCTCCTTCTTGATGCTCTTGGTAGCCGAAACCGATAGCTCTTCTCTCTTTTTTCGCGTCTTCGAGTTGTCCCCGACTAACAAAAGTTCCTTGCGCTTCGAAGTGCTGTTACGGTTATTCATGTCCTTTTCAATCGTCTCATAATTCTTTTCGATATAATCGACCACTTTATTCTCTAGCGCCCATTTGAAGAAATTCAATTGGCCAATGGTGGTCTCAATACATTTGCCGTTTTTATATGGAATACTTATTCTATCCCACCTGCAAAAAGGATCGAATCTTTTTTTGCTGTAAGCTTTTAGCTTCAATTTGTAATCATCATAGACCTTAAATCGTCTGGCAATATTTTCTGCGTTTTGGTCGATTACATATAGAGTATAATATTTTTTAGCATAGTTGGTCGAAAACCAGTCCACAATGCGTAACGATATTTTAGACTCGCCTGTAATAATTCGCAGCATATCGTCTAAGTTATCATTCTCATCTGTTCTGTAGAATACCATTAGGTTTTTCAATAGTAGGTCGTTTTGAGTAGTATAGGTAGAATTATTGCTCATTATTTATGAATTCTTAAAAGTTATTTAAGTTGTTTTAAATAATATATATTATATTTAGTAATTTAGTAAATTATCACATATAAATAAAATTATAATATCAAATTATAATATTATGGATAACTTTATGGAAGCTTATTTTGGCCCTTTGGGTAAAGAGTATTGTACTTATTTTTACGCTCTGTCTATCTTTTTCGGAATAGGCTTTGTGGTTAGCGCAATTTCAGTTGCGTCTTATATCGTGATGCATTATAAAAAGGTGGATATCATGTTTATAGCTAATTCCTTTATATTATTGTTGAATTCCTTTTTGATTTATTTTGTAAATCGGTTGCTGAATACCATGTGTGTTAAAAGTTTGTAAAGGATCGATTCATTGACATGGTGACTACTTAGACTACTTATTGTTAATTTTATCTTGACTAGTATTGATTGGTTTTAGGAACATATCTCTTACTACAATGTCATTGACATAACTAGATTGTGAGCTTAAAAATGGATTGGCCCCTCGTTGTTGGACTAGTTCTCGATCTGCTACACGATTGTCTAATTCTTCTCTTTTGTTACTGCTAGTTCCTAAATCGTCCGCCAATGATTGCGTAATTGCGCTTTGCTGGGTATCATATTCGGTTATAATATCTGAATTGGAAGTCGTTTGTTTTTCTGGACGGGCGCTTTTATAATAAGGTTCACCCAGAGTCCATTTCCAAAAATAAAATTCCACATTCATATTCGCATCCACATTCATATTCGCATCCGCATTCATATTCATATTCATATTTATTATTAAGTAATTTAAAATAATAAATATTTGTCGCTATTTTCACCATTTTGGAAACAACCTTTATACCCTTGTTATCGTTAAATTCTGGGTAATATAAAATGCGTCTTTGTTAGTTCGTCTTCTTTTTAAATTACATTCTAAACAAGAAACAACTAAATTATTTTTATTGTGTCCAATATCATTATCGATTCTATCTAGAGACCACTGCTTCATTTCTCTGACAAATTCATATAATAAATACATTTCGCAGGAACAATAATGACATTTAAGTTCACATGTTACCAATAAATCGATCGTGTAGTCAAATGTTACGAATTCGGATTCCAAAAATAGGTTTTTTAAATTATCCTGGTGTTTGTAACTGGATATTTTGGTTTTAATATGAGCAACAATCAAGCTAGATAGTTTATTGAAAGAAATATTATGTATATCTTTCAATACTTCTAATTGAGTTTGAAATGATAACTCTTGCTCATTTAGGTCCCAAGTGTTAGTTTCTACCTTCTTTTTCTTATCCTTATCCGTTTTATCGTAAACCTTTTTCATTTGATATTTCGTAGTTGTTCCCGTAAATATTACTTTTTTGGTTTCGTTAGATTCATCTATTTGTTTTACATTTGTTTCGTTAGAAACATCTATTTGTTTTACATTTGTTACAACAATATCTTTGACAAAAATTCGTTTAACAGAATCCATATTATTTAATTACATTATTTAATTACATTATTTAATTACATTATAAATCAATATAAATATTTCTTATTAATATAATATTTTAAAAACTGAGTTAAACTCATCTTGCCATATTAATATATAATATATAATGCAAAAAGAAATAGAAACCGAAACAGAAACA